AATCCACAACCTTTGACTAAAGAATCTTGAATAACTTGACCAAATAAACTTCTCCCATTACTTAAATGCCAACAATATTCAGCAATCATACTATGTACATGAGCTATATCTGAATCGCTTCCCTCTGTTCCTATTGCCTGCCATCTAGGATTATTAGCAGTAACAAAGAATTTCATAACATCAATAGCAGGTGTAATGCGATTTATAATAAAATCAGGCATACCTCCTTCACGAAGGTCTTCTTTTTCATCTGCTGTTAATTGCTCATTTAAGTAAAAATCCATGCTCTTCTGAGAATCAGAAAACCATTTTTTTCTATAATAGTTATTAGATTTTTGGAATAATTGCTTATTCTTTTCAGCTTTATTAGGTCTGCCTCTTTTAGCCATTATCTATTCTTTTCTTTAAACGATTTTAATTGCAGGTCCAGCTTTGCCTGCCTTTACAGCTTTTCCAACCTTTGAAACGATTTCAGCTGCTTTATTTTCAACTTTTTTTGTTACTTTTTTAACTGTTTTTTTAACAGTTTTTTTCTTCTTTTTTGACTCTGCCATGACTTATCCTTATTTTAAATATTTATTATATACTTCTACAAAATGCTCAGGGTCGCCAGCCCCTTGTTCTGTGTTGTAGTATTTTTTCCAATAATCTGCCATACCCTCTACGGTATTAGGCATTCTCTTTGGAACTCTCCAATACTTTAACCTACAATGCACAATCCCTGCAGCAATATTCTTTTCTAGTATTTCTTCCCATTTCTTTTCATCAAAATTTTGCCAGTGTTTTATATCTACTACACTAGCTTCTGCACATTTAGCCATTAATTTTGTACGATGTTTAAGGTAATGTGCTAGGTTATCTACTGCGGTCGCGGCTTCCACCTGGAAAAACGACCTAGCTGGCCCGTCTCCCATTTGACGTATATATTCATAACGGCTTTCTACAATACCTGTGGCTAATACTAAGTTAATTGAATCTTCAGAGGCATATTTATTTCCCATACCTTTACAAACATTTGTAATAAGATTTTTCATTTGTTTAATGCTAACCATTTTTTTCCTTATTTCTGTTTTTTAATATAATTCATTATAGTGTCATCTACTTTTCTTTTTCTATCTCTATTTTCCATATACATCTTTTCTTCTTTTAGCATAGGTCTTCCATCGTCAAATTTACCTCTTTTATATATAAAATCATCAAAATCCTCATCACTCATATGAGGTGCACCAATAGAATGTCTAAACATTTGAGATTTAGTATATCCTTTATCCATAAGAAATTTATAAGTTACATCACCTTTTCGTGTTTTAGGACCTGCTATTCCATCTATTTCACCATCATATAAATTTACATCACTCATTTGTTTTTGATACCATTTAATTTCATCTTTATTCATTCCCTTAAATGGGTCTTCATTAACTGGTCCGATAAAATTAGATTTAGTTTGTTTAGTTTGTTTAGTTTGTTTCATTAAGCTATCACCCAACTTTTTGCTTTTCTTTTAGGTTTGTACCATTTTCTTTCCTTATTACCTTCATTTAACTTATAATTAGGCGGAAAAGCGTGTAAATTAGCATAGTATAAGCTCTCAATTGTATCATCGTGAGCCATTCTCGGTCCAAAAGTAAGTATTTCATTGATTAAATCAAACATATTTTCACGAAAATACATCGCTCCTACAGAAAAAACACCACTTAAACCACTATAAATACGATTTCTCTTCTGTGTTCCCCCTGGTTTTTCAGGAATAACTGATATATCGTAACGGTTAATTCGCCTTCTTTCATCATTCATTGCTTGAAATATACTTCTATTCATAGCTACATCTTCTACAGTTGCACTTGTGCAGTGGTATTTATTATACAACTCAACTATATAATCTACAACACCTTTCTTATCAAGTATGTTCCCTTCTCCATCTTTTGCCCCAATTGTTGGGATACTTCGATGTCTTTCATACTCGATAACGTATCTATTGTTGTTTGCGTCAACAGCTATGACCATTATTACGCTAAAGTCTGATTCTTTTGTATCTATATCTGTAGCAGGGTCACATCCTATAAATGTGTTTACTGGTACTTTTTCTCCATCTATCGAAATAAAGTTTTGGTCGTCTTCACGAAGATAATACCCTTCCCAATATTTTGTATGTTGCCTTGTCCATACAGAATCTTCTTCTGATTGGACTTCCATCATATATTCTTGATAAAATTTGGATGGCGTACCCGAATCTCTGTAAAACTTTTTCTTTTCTTCTAGTTTTTTTCTAGGAAACCAAGAATCCCATAATGAAGAGCCATCAGGAAGAATTGCTTTATAAGTAATCACTTTCCAAGCAAAATCTGCTTTATCTTTTTTAGCTTTTTCATTGGATACAATAAGATTGTTAATAAAAGAATCATAATGTACGGGAGTGCCATTAACACGCAACCTACCAGTATGAGGCTCAAGCGCGGGATAAACAACAGCCGTGACAAGATTTGCATTTTTTGCTCTTGCTTCAGCTGTAATTGTATTTTGTTCATGTTCAAAGTCATCAAGAATAATTAAATCATATCGTTTATGTAGTTTTGCTCCACCACGAATACCTGCTACGTTTGATTTACTGATAAGTTTACATCCATTTGTAAGCTCTATATCTTCTTCTGTCCATTTCTTCCCTTTTAAAGAACCGAAATAATATTTGATTCTGTCGTTGTATTCAAAATGATACTTAATATAATCCATATTTCCAACACTTAATTTTTGGGTAGCAGATACCCAAGCGTAGAAATGCATATCTTCATCAAGAAAACAGAAGTCTTTTATTATCGAACATTTAGTAAGCACAGTCTTCCCATGACCTCTAGGAAGTATTATCGCTAATTGCTTACAATTCTTCTCGTCAATTGAGTCAGCCATTTCATAATGAAACGGAGGGGTCTCGCTTCGCATAAAGTCATCGGGAAGAAAGAGTTTTCCAAAAGCAATTAAGTCTTTACTTGCTAGTTTTAGAGCTAGTTCTGCTTCGCTTACGTTTTGGCTGTTTATGTTTGCCATCTTCTTTTTCTGTTTTGTTAATAAATTTTTGAAGTTTATCTCCATCGCCTTTCATATCTATATACTTAGCAATTACATCGTCTAGTAATAAGATATGTCTATACATATTTTGACAAGCAATATCAATATTTTTTATACTTTGAACTATATCTCCTTTGCTTACTCCTTTTCTTTTTATCATCTTTTTCTTCCTCCTTGACCTTTATATGTTTTATTTTTTCTTTTAGTACCTCTTCCTGAGCCTTGAGAGGTTTTTTTACCTTTTTTCTTTTCTACTTTTTCCGTTGTATTTGTATATTTCATTCTTTATCCATTTCTAATTTATTTATTAAATATATCATTCTACGAAGAAAGTATTCCTCACGAGAAGATAATTCATAAAGATTGAAAGGTAATTGTTTAGCAAGAGCTTTTAATTCTGATATTAATTTTCCCAACACTTAATCTCCTTTTCAGAAAACTCCATAGTTATCCAACCTGTTCTTTGAATAGGATAGAATGAGTATCTAGCATAGTCAGCATATCTTAAAAAAGAACCTCCTCTAACATACCATTTTCTTTTTAAGGTTTCCTCATCTCCATCAACACTAATAGAATCTATTGGTTTAGCATAAAGTTGATGATTGTGCCCTAAGACAAAAACATCTCCTTCAGAATAAACAGTTGCTAGTTTATCAAGCTCAAGGTCTCCATTTTTTCCTCCACCTTTTCCATGTCCACTTGCTATATACCAATCTTTTCCTTTGATTTTTATTCTAGCATATCCTGGAAATTGAAAATAAGGAACATTTAGTTCACTAGCAAGGGTTCGGCAAACATCAAAATCAAGAATACCAAAGCTTCTAAGATAATCATGATTACCTCCACGAATGAATAAGCATTTCTCTTTAATAGGTGCTACTAATTGAAGAAAAGCTAAGTATTGTTCATCAGGTGGTATACATTGACCTCTTTGAGATATTTTGTAGTTAGGTGGTATTAACTCTAATAAGTCACCATTTCCAAACCAAACAGCATTATCATCTTCTTTTATCTTGTCTATTGCCTCTTGAAACTTTTGAGAATCAAATTCATTAGCACCTACATGAATATCTGTTAAACAATGAACTCTTGTAGTTTTTTTAGATTCAAATGAAAATATTTTTCCTGGCTCAACTAGTTGGTCATATTGCTTAATAGTCGTATCTAGAGGTGTAGAAAAATAACTATTACAAGCATGACATTTATATTCTTGAATTGTACTATTCTTTCGTTTTTTTCTTCCATCTCGTTTAGTATGTATTGATGTACATTTAGGGCATATCATGAATTGTTCTCCTGCGGTTCAGGAAGTATTTCTCTTCTAGCACCTTCAAGTTCTTTATCTGAAAAGCCTTGAAATAATCCTACTACTCCCGTTTCTATTTTTTTGGTTGTTTGTCCAAGCGTACCAATTGCTTTCCCAAGCTCTTTTAATGATTGTAAAGCTATATTTTGGTCTTCACTTGTATCTGCGAGATGTTTAAGAGAACCAAGAATGTATGAATGGTCAATTCCTAGTTCTTTTGCTATCTCTTTTGAAGTTTTTTCTATTTCACTCATAACTCTCCTCTGTTTTAAGAGTACAACTGCTTTTTTACGAGCAGTCCCTTTATTTGCTTCATTAAATGCTTTCATATATGCACTTACTGCGTCTACACCTGTTGCAACCGTAGTTGCAAAGACTTTTTCTTTATTTGTGCAATTTTTTCGTGACTTGATTCGTGAATTTGTGTTCTTAATTTTAGTGCTGAATGTATAACGATTTGGATGTTTATCAAAGTCTGTATCCATTTGAGTTTTATCGTTATTTAAAAAAGTACCTACGACTGTTCTTACCCACCCTTTAGCAGCTTTATAATTTTTTCTATCATTAGGATGGTTGATTTTTTTAGATACTTTAAGAAGTTGTACAATGCCTCCATCATCAGCACGAACCCAATCACCTTCTTCTCCTTTTCTCCAATCGTTTACTAGATTTTCTTTACCTCCAGTAGCGGTATTCCATTCTTCTATGTCTTCATAGACAAAATGTTCGATATGTTTAATCTTTTGGCTCTTCAACTAAATCCCATAAGCTATTAATTAATACTTGAACCTCAGAAGGTATATGATAGATTTTTCCGTCAATTTCTATAGGTCTTAAATTGCTACTAAGTGCTTCAGATAATTGCTCTAAGCACGATTCTTGTTCTTTGTAAGGTAAGTTCGATATTGTTTTAATAGCTATTCCCATTTTTTACTTGACTTTTTTTAAAATCCTTATATATTTATATATATATTATATATATATTATATACTATATATACTATTATATCCTATTATACTAAGTAGATTTCTTTTTCTTTGGTTCTTTCTTTTTCTTTTTTTCGATTTCTTCCTCTACTCTTTTCTCTATGATGTCCTCAATAGCTTTTTCTAAGCGTACTTTGTTTGCTTCTCTAGTCCTCGCAACTCCAGTTAATGCTTGTTTACCAGTAAGGTCTTTTGATGTTATATATGACACTATGTACTCCTGTTAATT